TGACGCTGAACGCTGTTATGTGCTTCATCAAAGTAAATGGTATCAACGTGAATATCTGCCTGTTGCAGACGTTGCAGAGAGTTGTAGGTGGTGAAGATCAGTTGATGCTTATAAGCACGACGCGACCAGTTATGAATCTCAGAAGGTTTGGTCGTGCTGATATGATGAGTTTCACCACTATGAACGTGAAGAACAGCAACAGTTGTGATAAACTCCAAAAACTCAGCAGACAGTTGCTCAGCAAGCAGAATGCGAGGAGCAACCACTACGATGGTCTTAGGAGCATCAGATTGAAACTCACGCAGAGCATCAAAGATGGCAACGTTAGTCTTGCCACCGCCAGTCGGAATGATCACCTGACCTTTCTGATACTTGACAAGGGCATCCAGAGCACGTTGTTGGTGAGGGCGAAGTTGGATCACAGGTCTCATCGCGTATGAACTTATTATAGCAGAAAACCGCCCCTGACGCGACCCAGTGGACGGTTCTCAAAGTGTCTCTTTAAGTTACTTATATTTTGATCTTCAACGGCAGCAAAGCGATTCTACTGTGATTCTTGGGTATTGTCAAGTCCCATATCCTTTTCGATATCATTAAACTTTTCTTCCCATCCACTAGAATCAACTCCCCACTTATCAAGAGGACAAGAATCTATAATAATCTTTGCCTTTCCTGGAATATAACAACCACATTCCGTACAACGATTTTCTAGTTCATCGTATTTGTCACAAGATCTACAAATAGAAACTCTCTCTTTGTAGACCTCATCTTTTACGAATAGAACCTTTTCTTCATTTTGTGTGATATAATTGAGTAAATCCCACGTAAATTTGGCAAGATTTTTTCCTTGCTCTGGTAATGAAGGATACTTTTTCTCTTCTGTCATTTTCAAATCAATAACTGAAAATATTTAGAGTGCTTAGTAAATATCGCCTTTAACATCACCTCTATTATCAACACTGTATCTAGTATTTTCTGCAGAGATTGCTTTACCTCTTGATCCACCATTTCCACTATTGTTGGTGCTACCACCATCCTGTCCCCAATCACCACCAGATCCACCATTCTCACCATCTTCACCTCGTTGCGCTTCTCTAATTACTGTTCCACCAGGACAACTTCCAGAACTTGTGCTAGTTTGTCTTAGTTGACGAACTTCAATATAAGCATTTGTATCATCACCATCAGAATCGCGTAGTTTAACTCTATTTCCGTCAATTTGTACTGGTCTTGGATTTCCATTGATTGTAATTCTATATGATTTTGCAGTGGCTTGTCTGATTGTATATTCATCGTCCCTAGAACTCTGGAATGACCATTCTCTTAGAACTGGTGAATTAGTATTAGAACCATCTCTAATACGTATGTTGTCATAAGAAGTACCAGCATCATTTGGATCATCATTTGTGTACAATCTTACTGAAATAAAACAATAACCTAATCCACCACCACCACTAACATTTAAGAACGCATCATCACCGTCAGTTGACCAGTTATAACTGAAGTTAGAAGTTGATACTGTTGAACCAGGAATTGATGGTGGCGCACCCTGTTCTCCTAGTTGTCCAGACAATTCTCCTCCTTGATTGTTATATCCTCTTCCATTCCCTCCTCTACCACCGATTCCACCTGCTCCACCTTGTGGGAAGGTCCTTTGTTGACAATTTCTAATTAGAATTCTACTACAATATCTCTCACCAGTTCTTCGTCTACCTGAACCGGTACATATATTTCTACAATTACAATCTCCACCATCAGATGTAGAAGTCTGACTATATCCACTAGGACATCCTGGTGCGCCTCCACATCCAGATGTGCTTGCTGTATATAAACATTCTCCATCTTGTCCCTTATTACCAGTTCTTCCCCTTTCTCCTCCTCCACCACCACCATAAATTTTTCCACCAGAGTTTACGGTGATCGTATTGTTATTTCCAACATTTCCAAGATTTAATCCAGAAGTACCAGACTCACCTGATGGATCTGGACCACCATTTCCACCACCTCTACCACCATATCCCATTATTGTTCCATTAACTGTCATTCTGACATTATGGACAATAACTAATGGAGATAATTGTGCGCCAGGTTGCCCATCTCGAACACTGCCACAGGTTCCATTGATTGAAATAAATTTTTGAACATTTTTTGTCAGATTTCCAGTTGTTCCGCCACCTTGCCCATCTCTACCATTAAATCCTCCACCAGACCAATCAATTCCTCTATTATTAGGATCTAACCTACCCATTCTAAATCCAGGTTCTGAATATGAAGAGTTCTCATCAGTGCCAGTTTGAGTGGCAAAATATCTTTTAATTGAGTTTCTAAATTGAGATATACTCAGATTAGATCCAGTAGAAATTTGTTCATTTTCAGTTGAATCTGGAACTATTGGATTTGATTCTGATGTGTTAGTATTTCTTCTAAGTTCTGATGCACTAATTTGACCACCACTTGTTTCCTTAAAATTAGTTCTTAAACTTGAAAAAGAAATAGAACCGCTAGAAAAATAAGGACCTGCTTTTACTACTGAAACTGACATTAATCACTACCTCTTTTTATTTTAGTGGAAATCAGTCCAAGCTACACCAGTATATCCTTGGAATTTTTTAGTGTCCGTGTTGAAAATAAATGCACCTTCAACTGTCGCTAATCCAACTCTTTCTGATGTTGTTAAGCACGGTGGAAGCATAAAGGCATTGTCACCACCAAAGTTATTTTTTCCAGCGTCTGCAAAATCAACAGCGGCACGATAAGATGTTGTTCCAACTCCTATCGCGCAAGTTGAATCTAAAACAACAATTGTACTGTTAATTCCAGAAATTACGGTTGAATCTAGTAGTGTTATACCACCAAAAACACCAAGTGTACTGCCATAAGATCCACTAGTATTGCCAATTGCAACACTTTCTAATACACTAGGTCCAACTACTCTTAAAGAGTTGGATGTTGTTGTTGTTCCAATTCCTATATTTCCAAATAGTGCAAGATTTCCTCTTGCATCTATGCCTGCAGTTGGTACAGTTGTTCCAATACCAATGGATCCAGCAACAAATGCATCATTGCCGATTGTAATATCATAAAAAGTTGAAACACCTGATGTTGCATAGACTTGCTGTGCTTGTAATGCAAAAATATTACCAGAAAGAGAACCATTAACACTTAAATTTCCAGAAATTTCTACATTTCCACCAAACCAAGAATTACCAGTTACGGTAGAAGTTCCAACAACGTGAAGTGTATTGTCTGGATTTGTATTTCCAAGTCCCAATCTTCCACCGTAAGTTAGAGTCATTAACTCTAAATTATTTTGTCCATAGATCCAGTTGAAACTTCCAGTTGCAATTCCAGCAACTGGTTGAGCACTATGAAGGTAATAATTGAAGTTTCCAATATCACCATTGATGATATCAAGACTTCTAGCAAAATTTCCAAATCTTATGACAGCGGTGCTTTGACCTACACCAATACCAGTTGTTGTTTGTTGTCCAAGTATGAGTCTAGAAACGTCTGTGCTTACTAGTTCAATACTTGCAGATCCATTTTTAACAATTTCTATTTCTTTTGTTGGAATAGCAGATCCAATTCCAATTTTTCCAACAGAACTACTAGAAGTTAAAGTTAAAGTAGTTCCGCCAACACCAATATCAAATCTAGGTGCGGTTGCAACACCAGTTAAATTGATATTTGTTGATCCAATGCTGGTTGCATTTACTATACTTGTTACTGCAATTGAAGTTGCAGTAACATTATTAACTACTATATTTGGATTTCCAGTTAAAGATCTGGCTGTCGAAGCAATTCCAGTAACATTACCAGTTAAGTTTCCAGTAACATTTCCAATTACATCGCCATAAAGAGTGCCAGCAACTGTTCCGATAAATCCACCAGTTGCAGTAATAATTCCAGAAACACTGATATTTGAAGGTAATTTTGAATTTAATAGTGTAGGAATTCTATCATTATCAATTGTCCCATATGCAATATTAGAAGCGTTTAATCCAGTTAAATCAGATCCAACTCCTACAAACTTGGAGGCAGTTACAATACCAGTGGCAAGAATATTTCCTTCTGAACTGAATCCTACACCACTCTCAAATCCACCTAATGTTGTAATATTAGTTCCAGAAACTTGGAATAAG